GGGAAGAGGGAGTGCTGAGGGATGGAGACGCCGTACTCAGGGTCGACGAAAACGGCGTACACCTGAATGGTAGCGGAAGGGGCAGAGTTGGCAGGACCGGTGAGCGGCTCCAGATTGTAGAGGACGATCTGGCCGGCCATCCCATTGTCGGTGTCTGCAGAGGCAGGCTGGGTGGTGTCGAAGTTAGTCAGGACAGAAGACCAAGGGATCTCGATCTCCGCCGCATGAGCGGAGGAGGCGTCGAGAATGACGTGGGAGTACGAGAGGACGGCGGACCGGAGACTGGACCCGGCCTCGGCGGTGGTGACGGTGTAGGTGGGATCCCATACGACGGCGACCCGGCCACGGTTGAAAGTAGTGGCATTGGTGACAACGCGAAGGCGAACGGAACGGAAGCGGAAGTAGGAATAGGTCCGGGCTATAGTCATCGTGCGCGACTTGGAGGCGCGAAGGGCAGGCATTAGATCGAGGGCGATCATCCGCCCATAGGCTGTGGCGGAAGTCCATGGGATCGTGAGAATCGGGACGACGGAAGGAGCAGTCTGGAGGGAAACGGGCTTGACGGAACCGGAGCGGGAGGTGGCGGCAGGAGAAGAGGACGGCTGGGAGAACTGGGCGGTGAGGCCCTGGTCCTGGAAAGATAAGCCGGGAGTGAACTCCTCGGCGGCGGGGACAGAAGTGTCAGGGCCGGAGACGGCGCGCGAATCGGTAGACATAGTGAACGAGATAGGCTCCGGAACCGAGAAGGAGATACTTCAGGGCGCCGAGAACGAGCGGGTAAAGCACGAGGAGAGACGCGAGGAAAGCGAACACGGCCAGGAACTTGACGCGGCGGGAACGAGCAGCGCAGAAGGCGACCAAAGGGGGCCAGAGGATGAGTACGGTGAGAACGAAGGCGCAGATGCCGAGAAGCAGTCCGCGGAACGAAATGGTAGAGGATTTTACTCGGTGAGACCGAGCGGCAAAGGTTCGGCTCTTGGCGAGAAGCGGCTGAGAGGCGGCGGCGGCACGGAGGCAGGCGGCGGCGTGAGCGGCTTGGCGAAGAGACGAGGAGGAGGCAAGATGGCGCGACGTCCGAAACGGAGGCGGCGACTTTAGCG